TTTTCACGGCCGGCGTACCGGGTGTAACTCTGGTGTCACCAAACTGACTGGCGTTCACCTGCCCTGGCACCTGCGGCTTGTTGTAGTTTGCGCCGGCCAGTTGCCCAAGCGCCGAACGCACTTGTTGTACGTTTCCTGACGCATGCAGCTCCATAAAGCTGTTAAGTACGTCGTCGTTATAAAGACCTTTTAAGCCAGCAACCGCCGCCGGGGCATGCAACATAAGCTGCTCGTCTGGCATTCCAAGCAGAAGCCCTGCCTGTTGCTGAGCCCGCACACCAGCTTTGTTTTGCGTGTCTAAGCGAAACTCATTGGTCTTAAGCATTTCTTGAACAAATGGGTCTGACTCTACGACAACTCCAGCTTGTGCGGCAGCGGTCTTGTAGGCCTCAATGTCATAAACCCATGCGCCGTTTTGTTTGACCTGATAGGGGCTCGGTGCCTGCATTGCGCTGCTATAAAGATCGCGAGCTGTGTCCTCACGGCCCTGCCCAGCAAGTTGTCTTTTGCGTTGGCCGGCCGCGAAGATGTCCTGCTCACCCAGAGCGGCCCTGTGCGCGGCTTCAGCGGCTCGGATCGGCGCGTTTTGTTTCTCGAGGGTGTAGTCGCTTAACGCCTTCGAGGCCGACTGCCCGATGTTCTGGATGGCATTCCCGTAGATCTGCCCCTTGGCTTCAGCCGCCCGTGCTTGTGCCGACGCCACATCCACCAGCGCCTTGGCCTTGGCATCTTCCCCACGGGCCATCAGGTCGGCAATGGTGCCGATGTAGGGGTTCCGATAGGGGGTATATTCAAAGGCCATTAGATCAACCCATACATACGCTGGTAGGTGTCACCGGCATTCGCACGGCCCTGGTTGTACTGCTCCACCCAGTTCCGATACTGCTGGTCATAGGCTTGCTGCTGCGCCTGCAGGGCATAGTTCTGCTGCTGCAGCCCATACTGCTGCTGATTCTGATACGCGCCAAGGTTGGTGTTGTAGGCTCCCGACCGCCGCGCTTCCGCTTCTTGGTTGGCCAAGTTCTGCCCAGCCGTGTTGGTCGTGTACTGACGGTAGGCGTTCTCGGCGTTGGTGTTGTAGGCATTGGCCGCATTGCCGACATTGCGGTCGAATGCGCCAGCACGATTCGCTTCGTTCTGGTTATACGCGCCCATGGCGTTGGCGTAGTTGGTCTGGTAGGTGTTGAACCGGTTCTGCTCATTCGTGGTGTAGTCGTTGAGCTTCCGGCCATACGCCGCACCATACTCCTGTGACCCCGCTTGCTGCCCGTAGTCCAGAATGTCCCGAAGGTTGCCGCCCGTGTTGGTGACCCCCTTCGACGCGCCACTGCGTTCCAACGCCTGCTGCCCCTGCTGCATCCGAAACTGATAGCCCGGATCGGCATTCATCTCCTCCACGCTTAGGCCGGTAAACGGCTGCGCGGCGGCATATTCGGGCCGTGAAAACGGGGTCGCGCCTTCGTAGGCCGGAGGCGTAAACGGTGCCGGGGCGTTGTAGGGTTCTGGGTTGTAATTGGCCAGCGGGTTGTAGGGAGTGATGCCGTTTGAGTTTTCGAATTGGCCGGTGCTTTCGTTAAAACGTCGGCCAAAACTATTATCTGGTCCGCCACCCGCGTACACCATGTCACCACCACCACCGCCACCCATGCCCATTGCGCGTGGGCCAGCCGTGGCTGCCGGGTTCATCAAGGGACTGCCACCCCCAGACGCCGAGAACCCACGCGCTGCAGCGGAAGCGGTTGCGGCAGGCGTTGCGCTCGTAGAGGCGGGAGGCGTCGTGGTTGAGGTCGCACCCGTGCCAACCGGCCCCCACCACCAGCCTTTACCCGTATTCGCTCCCTTGTCGAAGGACGCGCCAACATCGACGATGCCAACCGGCACACCCGTTGCGCCATCCGAGAGCGTGTCACCAAAGTCGATGCTGTCATGCCCGACCAGCTTGGCTTTTGGAAACCGGTTCTTAAACTCCGGGTCTTGCAACAACTGCTGCAAGCCTGTTGGCGTCGGCGGATACCGGTTTGCAATTTGAGCAAACCCATACTTCACCGAGTTCATCGTCGGTGTCGCCAATGTGGCCAGCCGGTAGTTCTCATTGTCAAAACCCAGCAGGTTGCCCATGTTGGCAACACCTGGTGCGCGACGAATGCCCCCGCTGAAGTTTTCCCAGCCGGGTTTCAGTTGACCATTGGCGTCAAAGATCTGGTCGCTGCTGACGCCCTGACGCGCCCACCAGTCGGTATTCTGGTAGTCCGTACGATTAGCTTGACCCGGGTTTGTCGCGTTGTTGCTCGTCGCATAGCGAGACTGCGCGGCCTTGGCTTCACCAGATGTCGCAATGCCTTGAATGATGCGGCTGATGCCAGCCGCGCCTTTGCCCCAGCCGTTAGAACCGGACAGCCAATTCGTAATTTCCGCGTCACTGGCATCGCGTAACAAGTGCGTCTTGTAGGCCGCAGCAATTTGGGCGCGTAACGACGGGTCTTGCGTTTCGTCAGCCGCAGAAGTGCCGCCGCCCGTGCCGCCGCCTGTGCCTTGGTCTGGAGGCACATTCCCGCCTCCACCCACATCGCCGCCACGCGGATCATCCCCAGAGTCCATCAAGTTGCGTGTTGCTCCACGTTGAGCGTCACCACCGCCCTGCGACTCACTGCCGCCACCACCGCCGCCCTGTGACTGTGCAGCATACGACTGCGCTTCACCGGAGTTGCGAATAGCCTCGACCCACGCGGCAGGGTTGTCGCCATACCCATAGGCACCAGACTCCCAGTTGGCGACTTCCTCGTCACTGGCGTCCCGGCCTAAATACGTGCGATACGCTTCACGAATACCCATGATGTGTCCTTTGTGCCGTCGTTAGCTATTCGATTGGCGTGGTGTCTTCGACGTAAGCAGGCAATGTCGGACGCGTCAGTTGCAACGCATCCGGCTCGACATACACGCTCAATTCGTTCTGCGGCATCCCCAACAAGTTCCGCATGTAGTTCATCTGGTTCTGACGAGCGCCATATATCTTGTCCTGCGTCCGACCCTGCGACAGTTCACTGGCGCGGGTGTTGAATGACGTATCGCCGTAGCGGCTGAAGTCATTCATCACCCCGGCGGAACTCAGGCCGTAGTTCTGTTGGTCAGAAAACCGCTTAGACAGCCGATCCAGTTCAGACTGTCGCTTGATGTACGCCAACTGGTCCGCACTGGACTGGGCTTGCATTTTAGCGGCATTGTTGGCGGCATCTGTTTGCAATTTGGCTGAATTGTCAGCCGAGCTTGCGCCTTTTTTAGCACCAAACAAATTGGCCGCCGCCTTGACGCCTTCGGCAGCAACGTAAGAAGTTCCGTTCATAGAGTTTGCTCCTGCTGTTTTCAATGCGGCGGGGATCAATGACGTACTAGGCAGCACTGATGCCGCCGTGCTAACAGTGGGGACACCAAAAGCTGCGCCCTGCGAAGCAGCAGTAATAGCTGACCCGCCTACAGCACCGGGTACACTGGCTACGCCACCCGCCGTCGTGCCAGCGCCAGCAATTGCCGGCAGTGCCGCTGCCGCAAACGGCACGGCCGCTGCGACATAGGCCGCATTCCGTACATGGTTCATATTGCGCTTACTACGCTCAAGCGCATCGGCTTGCGTTTGATAGTCCGCTGCCATGGCTTGACTCGTAAACGCATTGTATTCAGGGTCGGCTGACACACCATTGGCGTCAACAAGCATTCCTCGACCGTATTTGGCGCGGAACGCATCATCAGCCCGTTGCATGGGCGTGTTAGGTGGTCGATATGTGCTGCTCGTTTTCATGGCTTATGGCTTCCACGCATAATGTTTCCCGACCAACCACTGCGCCCCAAGCTTTTCCAGCAACGGTTCCACCCGTGGGTTCTCGGCCCATGCCACGACACCTGGAAGAGACGCGGTCACGCGGCGGATAAACGTCAGTAACTGCAACCCCGACCGGCGCGTCTGTGGCCGCACATCCAGACCCTCGATGTGCCACAGCGGATACACCGCGCAACACGCCAAGATCTGGCCTTGCTCTTCCACGACCAATACCCGGCCTTCGGGTGGCAACACGGGCACCACGGTTTCTAGTTGCGTCCCCACCAGACGGTCGTATTCAGACACTGGTAAGATCCGCGCTACGCGACCTGTTCGCACAGCACGTCCAATTGATACTGCATTGTGACCGCCCCGACACTGACATACGTCGTCGCATAGGTGATCGCCGTCGCTTCGTCCACCCGCACCAGATACGTCAGACTGCCCGTGGTCGCGGTGCTGTTGCCCGTGATCGCCGCGCTGCTGGTCGTACACGCCACCGTCGATGTCCACCCGAAGGTCACTGTCAGCGACGAACTGGTCGTCGCCGCTCGGGTGATCCGTGCCGCCATCGATAAGCGATAGACCCCTGGCTGCACTTGCAAGATGGCGAAGCTCGTCGTGCCAATGGACGCCGCTTGCGTCGAGGCCGTCACTGTGGCCGCGAGTAACGGACTGATATTGACCCGGTCGGCTAACGACAGTAGCCAATACCGCATCGCTTGGGTGACACGTCCCGAGATCCGAGACGCCGTCACCGGCTGCTCCACCACAAACTCCGGCTGGGGGGCAAGGTTGGTCATGCGTCATGCATTCCCCTGAAAGTTGCGACCTTCAATCACCGCGCCGACAATGCGCCACGGAATTGGGTCAGTGACCGTAATTTCCGGCACCCACACCCGTTGAGACGACGCGAGTCGCGTCCAATACGTCTGCGCATTGAATGCGCCCTGTGCGCCTGCCGTCGCCGTCATTGAGTTTGACCACGTTCTTAAGTCCGTGCTGGTGCGAAGCATGACCTGTGGGTCGGCTCCCTGTCCTGATCCCGTGCCTAGACCTGGTTCCAGTAATACTTGAAACCGGCTGACAAACATCCGGCGACCCTGCGCTAGCCACAGCGCAGGAGGAATGCGGAGGCGGCGAATCAGTTCGCCATCGCACTCAGTCGTAATGTCCGTGTCCATCGAACAGATCATGCCGCTGGTGCGGTTGCCCACCAGATGCTTCCCGAAGGCGTAGGCGTGGCTTCTCGGCCCCCACAAGTCATACGAGCCAGTGCTGGTGTCCCAGACGCCCCGTTCGTGCCACAGGCCCGTGGAGAGGTCGTAAACCCATGTCGCGTTGGCAGTCGGGAACGTCAAGCAATAGAACGTATGCCCCTGATCGGAGTAGACCACCGCTTCCGCATCGCTGATGGTGCTGTACTTGGCAATGGCGGTTTCGATGGCGTAGGTGCTAATGCGCTGCGGCACCAGACCGGTTGCCGCGACCACGATCCCTGCGCCATCGGCGGTCTGGGACAACCAGATCATCTTGTCTGCGGCCAGCTTGACCGAGTAGGGAGCCGCCGTGCCGTAGCCAAACACACTGCCGGGGACGGGTTGGAACGGAAAGGGAGACGTTCCGGCGTCATACCAGACTTCACCCGTCTG